GTGAAAAGAAACCTGCAATGAAAAAAGTATACAGACAGGTATCCAAATTTAACTAAATTTCATTGAAAGGAGTAAAAGGAAGCAAAGTTAACATTCAAGGTGCAAATCCTAAACTTATTTTCAATGGTGCTTTGCCTTAGAACAGAAATTTGTTATTGAAGATGTATGTTGCTTAAGTCTCTGGTTTGTAAGATAAAACATATTAAAATAGTGATACACATGTTTTTAAAATGGATAATGGTTCCAAAAATGTTCGCATCAATTTGCTTGGTAGAATGCCAAGGTAGATGGCGGACTATGTTGCCACCTAGGGAATGGACATTAGTAAAGACATGATGTAAAATAGTATAGTATCACTATCAGGTTCGCCAGGACTAGATAATTGTTACAACATGTTGTACAGATAGCAAATTTAACATACTATTAATCTTGTGTATAGTTAACCAAAAGAAAAACACATTATTGTGATAGCACAAGATAACCATGAAATAGGTAAAATGTTATTTGACCATTTTAATTATAATGTCATTCATGCATTCTCTGATGATCATTTCTAGAAATTTAGAGCTAATCTCCGTAATAATCTATAATAATTGGATAGTTTAGTGTAGGAATTTTTGAAGAGAATTGATGATATAAATAATGGTATCTAACTGCCAGAAGGTCCATTTTAGAGTAGGTTTGCTTCATTTGAGGAAGAATCAATTTATTACCTAACGAGTTAGAAAAACTAACATCAAATTATATATAAGTAGTATTTTGTTGATGTGGATGGTGATCTAACTGAATTATAATAAAAAATGAGATTATAGGTAAGAAACATTCTTGATCTTGACATTGATAATGAATAGTTATAATTGCGATTGAATTAATTATAATAAGAATGGTTAGAGTAATATGGAGCAACAGTGATGTTATCTAATATTACCAGATACTAAGTCGAGATTCACTCATAGATTGATTTGGGAAAACCTACAATACTAGGAAATGTAAATAATGTACGGTATGGTGAATTTGTAACATCATTTCCTAGTAGAGTGAATTTATTGGATCAGTCAGGTATACATTAATATTTAATGGCCACAAACCACGACTAATTAACTTTAGATAGTATAAATAACAAAATGGCATTTGTACGAACTATTGGTAATAATTTCTTTCCAACTCCGGGAAAATATTTAATGCCATGTGGTGAAGGTTCTTTTTAAATATCTTATTTGGGTACTGGTTATGGATAAGTTCGAATTGAAAAAGCATCATAAGGTTAGACGCAGACCAGAAAACTTGTTCATTTCTGTAACCCACAGATGGAGCTGAATCTAGGTTGGATCACTGTATTCGGTGATTGTAGAAGATTGAATCAAATTGAAATGATCGATCTGTGTTTCAGACCATATGTAACATATAAGTCAATACAATCTACATATATAATGGGTTTCTTTGATAATGAACTTTAATCTAAGACATCAGTTTAAGCAGGTACAAAATATTTCAAAGATACCTAAATGACATTGTAAGACTTTAAGAAAATTGTAACTAATTTTACAATAAAAAATTCATTGGCAAATTATGAACCTATTGAATTGAAGATTAGGCATACTGTCTTTGGAATGATAGAACATGATGAAGGTATGTAATACGTGCAGACTGTTGGTAGATATGTACCATTGTGCAACAGTAGACACAGGGTATATTCTTGTGTATAAGATGTTCAAGCCAGTAAATGGGATATATTCTGGGATAAATTTTTATGGGATAAACCAAGGATTGAAACTATCCGAAGATGCACTGGACCTTCATAAATGAACATGTGCCTTGCTGGTGTGCACACTAAATAGCTGATCGATGATATAGATTTTGGTCATTTGGATCGCAATGACAAATAATAAATTGATATGCTATTATAATCATACAATGATAAAAAGAAGATTGCAAGAACGAAAATTTAGAAAAAATCAGATGCAATAAAAGAATTACCGTTGTAGGAATATTATTTTGCAAAAATGCCAGATTTCGATATATTACGTAATCCATGTGAATATGTTATTAAGAACATGAATGAACATTTGGATCAGGTGGCCTTAATGGAGGAGTGGATGTAAAATTACCCGTACCCAATGTATGAGACTAAATAGGGATTAGTACCTTTTCATGAAATTGAAGATGTGCGCAAGTAATATACACAGTCTGGATGGAGTGTAGTTAAATAGGGATAACAAACGAGAGAATTTGAATGGAATAGCAAAGTGTTGTAGAATAGTATTTCCGCTCTCTGTAGATAGTTATCTGGAAGGGTGCTCTATGATGACAATCATGTCAAACAGTTTAAATGGTTTGCTCATGGTTTTATCAGTGAGTTGGTTTCGAAAATTTTTGAGTAGGATTTGTCCCCATTGGACGACTTCGATCTATTGGCTTATACTAATAAAGAAAATTGGTCCTAATCAAAATAACACACATATAGATTGAACATATATCAGTAATTAAGGGCAACATCAAAACAGGACTACAAGGGGTCTAGTGTATTGATGGTTAAAAGTGGAGAAGTTTACACAAGCGATACTGATTTCAATGTGCGGAGGGGATATCTATGTGACTAAGAATCTAGGCCGAGAGCTGTTATGAACCCAAGTAAATATAAAGTTGGATTAATGGCAGCTATTTAAAGTGCTTTTTGGAATTACATCAAATTGGCTTGTCCTGGATTTGTTTAAGGACTCAATAAGTAATAATAAATTGAGTTAATATAAGATAATATTTCTGAAGACTGGGTAAGTATTTCAATGGATGGATCCGCATTTGATTCATCATAATATGAAAAACTACAAAAATATGTTGACAATCAATTTTGGATATAAATTAAACCTTTGATACTGAGAATCCTGACAAATCATGTCAATTCAGGTTTAATACAAAATGTCGACATTGTCTTAGATAATCTTATGGAATCGTTGTTAAACACTAAGAATTTAGTTTTTACACGATTGCCAGGTGTCAATGGTAGTCCATGGCCAAAACATGTAACCCATCAATTCTATAGAGATCATTCTCGAGAAGAAAATCCGTGGATCAATTATGTATACACAGAGGTTACAGGCACCACTTTTTCTGGATTATCAACAAGAACTACACTCGGAAATACATTACGCTCGCTATGTTATACTTACTACTATGCTGAATAATGTGGAATATCAAGGAATAAGATGTTTGTAATGGCATCAGGTGATGATGTAGTTTTGTTTTGTGATCCAAATGTCAAGGATGAGTTAGTTTAATCAATATTATCTCTCACGTCTAGAACGAAAGATGACCAAACTGGTATTGGGTTAGGCCAGTGTCTCAAGACATGTAATGTGGGGAAATTTTATGATATTGATTTCTGTTCCAAGGTATTTTATACTCCTGATGGTTCTTTATCTTAGCTTACATATAGTAGAGATTTATATAAAATCCTTACTTAAAAATAGTTTTATATGAAGAATAATAAAGAATTATTGTCTAATCCATATATACATAGATTGGCAATATTAGAAGGGTTAAAATCGGAGAAGATATCTCATCTAGTTGAAGATCTACTTGAACTTTAATGTGACAAGTTGAAGTAATACTAAGTAGATTATAATTAAATATAGCAATCGACATGGGTTAAGTTTGCACTGAAAGAATCTGGCGATGGTTATTATATGGAGGATATCACTAATGATAAATTGGGTATTGATATCGTGGATATGTTAACCATATAAGACCAGAATACTCTCTACTTAAGAGGGGCTTAACCTAATCATTAGTCTTAAAAAATAAAAATTGTCTAATATAGTATATAAATGAACAAGGATAAACAAAAACAAAAAGGTAATATGAAAAATACGTCTAAATAAAATAGTTTGAAACTGATTAGTCGTTCATCACCTTATTTTAAGACTATGAATAATGTTAGTGATGATAATTCTGCATTTAAAAAGAAAAGAATTGAGAAATTGGAAAAATAAGCATAATTACATCAAGAAGGGAGAAATGCTAGGATGCTGTAGCCAACTGGGTAATAGATACTATCAGCTTGGGATACATTTTAGTTGGCAAAACACTTCCCTGGTGAAATTTAGACACCCTATGTAGCTGGTATGAACATATCTCCTAATCCAACAGCTACATTCAAACACAATGTTCATTTTGATTCAGCATATTCCTCACAAAGTGGATTAACTAATATGGGCACAAAACCATATTTAGTTATTTTTCACTGTCCAGCTCTCTCCGCATATAAGAATCCAGCAGGATGGAGAATGTCAGGACTTGTATTATAGAATGCTGACAGTGATACTGAAACTATTGATTTTGGAAGATTTTCATCTACCGCATATAGTCCGACAATGCATTCGGTATATGGTGGAGATGCTACTTATTTTTCATAATCTGGTTTTGTGTTTGCTGCTAGAGCTGATTTGAACCTCGAAGGTCCAGCTATCTAGTAAAATGGTGTTATATATAAAGGATCGATTACATTAGGGAATATGGGTAATGGTTCTATAACAATCAATGATCTTATGTAGATATCACAATTATCAAAGAATAACAATAGGAGAATTAGGCTTACATCAGCTGTTGTTAATAATTAAGTTGCATATACAGCCGATACATCATCATGGTCAACTGGTGTTGGGCTTAGACCTCCAAATGAACTTGATAGTGAAATCGTTGAATTTGTGATTATACATAGACCATTTGTCGGAGTTAATACAGGTACTGATTCTATATATTCACTAAATGGCATTATGTCAGCCAATTTGTATTTCAGACCTAAGTTAACGTCTCCTTTGGCATATTCAATATTTAATGATTGCAATTCTAAAATAAATAGAGAAGGGGTACCTCATGAAACTGATTACAATCCAGAACATGGATCTTATTCATTCAAAGGATATTCATGGGCCAAAAAGAAGGTTCTACCTCTATTGTCAAGGACCGTCG